AAGGACATTCTTACCCCCTTCCGGAAGACCCGGGGTTCCTCCTGTACCAATCTGCCGCAGGATCAATGGATAGTCATTGTTTGTTGAAATGACCACCTGTCCTGTAAATGTGCCACCTGTATCCGGAACAAAGCCTGACGAGACTGCAAATTCAAGAGCGTTTGCTGAGGCATTTACCTTGACAAACTTATTAGCATGGCCCGTATATGATGCCGGTGTATCCGTAAGCTGTATAAACCGAGAGACAGCATCGGTGATTCCATACCCGGCCAAGGTTGTAGGATGGCTCGTGAGATCAGCAAAGGCATGAGTTGGCTCCACGTACCCGTAATCAGCAAGGAGCGTTGTAAAGCCCGGGAACGGCACCGCAACGGCTAATGGACTCCCAACGGTTCCATCTCCGGTCAGCGTAGCATTATGCTGAACAACCTGCGTTCCCCAATTATTTAAGGAATCAACGTATGCTTTTGAGACAAGCGATCTTGCTGAATATGAGGCAGTATAGTCGGCAGCCTCAACGAGGCCTCCGGATCCAAGATTATACCTTCGGTTATTCGCAGGTGTGACCAGGTCGTTGTACTCCAATGCCACGTTATTGCTTATCACGGAAACTCTCCCCTGCGTTGAGGCACTTGCGGCAGTAACCTGTACCCCTGTGTCATTCTTGATCACAAAGGATGCAGACAGCCCTCCTCCAAGGGCAAGCATACTGAATTCATATGCTGCAAGACTTAATACTGTTGCCTGTGTCAGACTTCCCCCAAGCCTGACGATGGCCCCGGCCTCTGTAATGCCATTGGTGAAAGTATATGACGGCATGATCCCGCCTCCGGAGTATGGTGGTGCCGGAACAACCAATACTGACGTTGGCCCTCCGCAGGTTCCCGCCCCGGCATACTGCACCTGATCCTGAATGATAGCACACAGCCGGTCACATTCCTCTGCGTCCCCGGCCATATATGCCTGGTTTAACAGGTGCCATGCGTTGTTGACAATGACAAGTCTCTTTTGGGCGGCCTCCTGATTGGTGGTCATACAGGCCATTCCCTCATAGTAATTGTCAAGCATCGTATTAATAGCAGCCTCCATGTCGAAGATGCTACCGCCGTAAACGCACTCCGTAAATGTACCGGTTCCGTTCCATAGCAGGATCAATCCATCCGGTTCATGGTACTCAACCTCTGTTGAAATAATGATCGTCCATTCATTTGTATAAATGGGCGTGACGATCACAAGCGCATCCGTGCTTACAATGTCTGCCGGCAATGGACTAAGCTGTACGGGATACTTTATCCGGTGTTCCCGGACAAGGGAAAATATGTAAAACCCATAATCGGTTGTGTCTTCAGACCTGAGCGTTCCGGTATATGGTCCCGATGAAATACTTGCTGTGATAGTTGGAGGATCAAATGCGTAGCTGTATGTCAGCAAAACCTGATGTTCCGCAAGCGTAACGGTATTCCTGGCTGTGAGCTTGACGGTGTAATTCCCCTTGACCGGATTAGTGTACCCACCCTGGGGATCTAAGGGAAGGTTTATTTGGATCTGATTCCTCCGGGAAATATTCGGGAAGATATCAGGATTGTTGAAATCGGTATTTTCGTAGATCACTCCGGCCGGCCCGGTGATGGTCAGAACTCCCACCGCATCAGCGATATCCCATCCCAATCCGACATAGTTGATATTGTCATCAACCCATATCTGTTTGGTGGTGGTCCCCCGGAGGTCTATTGTTGTGTTAAGCTCTGCCATTACTCCCCTTTGTTATATGTAATGTGCCGTAAATCTCTTTTGAAGAAATACGGCACGAACATCCTATATTATAGGTCCCAACTAATCCCCTTCTCCCTCGTCCGGATCATCGGGGCTTCCGCTTCCCTCCCCGATAATTACCTTCTCTCCTTTCAGAGATGCGGCAAGAGATTGGGCAAACTTCTTGCTGCCCATGTAAAAACTAATCAAGGCTTCATTGGGATCTGCACTTGCCGTGATCTCGACAATCGGCTCCATCTTTTTCCCGGGACCCATGACCCATCCCCACATTTTCTTCTTAACGTCAAACTTGATCAGCTTACGGTCCATGGCGGCCTGAAGTGTTGAACGCACTTCAAGGAAGTCATCCTGATCAATCATATCAAGGAACTTGTCCACTCCGTTCTTTCTGTCCCGGGTGATCTCCTGCTCGATGGCCACCTTCACCTGGGCGAAGGTCAGATCATCAACCTCGGGGACAAACATTGCCTTGGCAATCTGCCTCAGCTTAGACTCGGACAACCCAACTTTGGACGAATAGATGAGGGCCTTGACATCAGCTTCTCTTGCTTCCTTCTCGGCTTTCCTCTCGGCCTTTCCGATCAGATCCTCAAACACCACTTTTGGCTTAATGCCATTGTAGTTTTCCCCGCCCTGGGTATATGGACAGATTTTCCACAGATACCATATCAGTTCGACATCATGCTCGTACAGAATATAAGTGCCTGTAAGAAAAAAGTTCGGAGGCAGGTAAATATAATCTCCCTTGCTCCCGATCAATCTGTTTTCTGCGTACCTCCACACATCAGATCCGGTAGATGATTTTACCGTTGCCACAAGTGGGAAGCTCATTGAATTCGGTTTGTCCGGGAGCTTATTATGTTTGCTCAGACTCGGACGTATCCGTTCATCCGGATAGGTTAACCGTACCGGAAATTTCGGGAATTTTTTCTTGATCTCCCGGAGGTCATTTGCCGTTAGCTTGTACTGCTCGTCATTCTTGTATAGCATCGTGATTCTTTTTAAGGTTGTTTTTTAGTGCTTATTAAAGAGGAGGGGGGGAGAAAAAGTCTCCCCACTCCATCTTATTCAGTTTAGGTTTCCATCAGAACGAACTGATTGCCCCCACGGAAATGCGCACCAATATGGCACCTCTGATAGGTGTTTCTGCTGTCAATGTCGGTCACTTTCAGACCTTCACCGGCACCGCCTACCTGCCATACTTCCATCCTTCGGTTGTACTTGCCCAGGCCCTTGTAACGAACACCAATGGACTCAACCATGTTGCCCGACACGGGATCCTTCTTCTTGTTGATCGGCATGAACACCCCAAGTTTGGGTCCCTCGTAGCCGACTGCTCCGTAGAGTTTCGGGTTTGAGAGAACGCCCATCCTTTTCATGAGGAATGTTCTTTCGCTCTTGACAAGATATTTGAAGTTGACCGATGCACCCAGGGATTCATTGCTGTTGAACAGAACCTCGTTGGTTGTCTGCCTTGCATACTGAATGTTGGTGTCTGCAAAGTAAGACACAAGGGCGTTCTCAATATCCTGATGAAGCTGTATTCCAAGCATCCCAAGGATATAGTTTCCTGCGTGTTCACGGTCAAGGGTACGGTCCATTTCGTCAAATTCGGTGACGCTGAACGAACCGGAGGTATAGGTCTGCTCGTTTCCAACCCTGCGGATGTAGGGGATCAGACCTTCCGTGGTCTTGATCGGCCTTCCGGTGTCGGGATCAATCAGGCTCGGGTTGACAGTCCTCTTACCCCACAGAAGCGCACCGTCAATACGAAGCGCAACCCGGTAGTCTATGTCAACCTGTCCAAGGAAATAGTATGCCGGTATTTTGGTTCCGGCCGAAGTAACATCAAACCATGTTTGATTGGTCATTTCTGACCCGGTTACTCCGATGGTTTCCTTAATGATCTGAGCATCATTGGTGTATTCCCATGTTCCCCTGATAGCACCGTTAGGCTGTCCCGATCCTTCTGAGAAGGCATTGGTGAAGATGACAAGCTCATCCCCTGCTGAGAGAGCCGGGAATTGTTCTGTGTTATCGTTCAGCCGGCAGGTAATAGCCGGGGCGGTAGGTGTGGTAGTGTCAATGGTCGTAACCGATCCGGTGACTTCATTCGGGAACAGGATGATATCCCATTTGCGAACATAGAAGTTGTTATTGGCATCAAGGCTGTTGGCCGAGAGTACAAACGTGATATCGGCACCAACGGCCGGCTGTGTTACGTTTGCGTTGACAATACAAACTTCATGGATACGGTTTTCTTCATAATGCCCGTAGGTATCCAGGGAAACCTCTTTCTCAAAGCCCATAGATCTTACGATCTGAAAATAGCTTGCTCCCTGATCTCCGTACCTGTTGAAAAGTACGTTGAGTTTTTCCGGCTTGTAAATGTCAAAACCGGAGACGATGTCTGAGGCGTATATTTGCGCAATAGCATCTGGATTCATTTCTCAATACAATTTAATGTTAGACAATATACACCTCTTACAAGTACATTATCTGTTATACATTCCCATCTCTGCGTCAAACAGATCTTGCTCCAACTTATCGCCATCGGTTCTGCCCGGTGCCGGTGGTATTGGTGGTTGATCTGTGTTACGGGCCGGATTGGGGTTTGAATACAAAGCATGAACCTCCTTCTCGGTCATCTGTCTCGCCCTCTCAAATACGGAGTGTACGATTTCCGGTAACTTCCCCAGGATTAACTGAGAATAGACCACTCTCGACAATGTGCCAACATTTGCCTCATTGGGTTCCATGCGGTTCGCCAAGGCATAGTTGGTGATGAATGTCTGAGCCTCCTTGATATCGGCCTCTGCCAGGGCATAGGTCATCAGGGGGTCCTTAGATCCTTTGATAGGAATCTGAAGTTTGGATAGGACACCAAGAACATTGGTTCCGACTTTGCCCCATTGGTCCTGCAAAGCGGTTTTTTCCTCCGGGGTTAAATCCTTCGGAGCTTCTGCTGCCGGTACCGATGCGGGAACTTTCAGTTTACCTTTAAGTTCTGAGAGAAACTTCTTGGCCTTGTCACCTTCGGTGGCTAAACCAATCTTGTTTATCTCAAGCTCGTCCTCGGCAGTATTGTCAGGATCCACGTTGTAATTCTTGATTACGAACTTACGGACTTTGTCTTCCTGACCTGCGAGATTAGGATGTTCAAGGACATACCTTGTGACGAGCGCATCCACGGGATCCATGTTTGCAACGTCAGCCGCATTTAACCTTTTGAACACACCATAATCGGAGATGCCGGTTTCCCTCACAAACTCATTATACAAAGCCACTTCGTCATTTACGAAGTTGGTCTGAGGCTTCGTGCTGAGTTGTTTTTCAAGGTCGGACTTGGTCCGTCTCAGACTGTCCAATTCATCGAGTTGACCGACTATATTAGCATTTTTGACCTCCTCCACCGTCTTAAAACGATCTCCGAAGATCTCCTTCAGAATATCGTTCTGCGGTGCGGGGGCCGGGTCCGTTCTCTGTGATGGGACAGGTGGCTGTCCCGGGATAGGAGGGGCAGGGGGTGTAGGGGGTTCGCCTCCTGCCGGTATTGAGGGTTCGCCCCCGCCCGGGGGTGTGGGATCCCCCCCTAATCCTGCCTGTTTCATTATTTCTGCCGGGTCAACGCCTGGAATATCCTTTAGGGCTTCAAACTCCGGACTGCCGATAAAATCTTTGCCTTTTGTCATAGCTATTTAGTGTTTGATACTGATTCTTTTAAACCGGCCTGAAGCGCAAGCTCTTTCATCTTACGCTGATGCTCTCTCTCTTTGTTGCGATCTTCAAGGTCAGCTTTTACCTTTTCAAGACGAATGGTTTCATCTGTCTCGAAGGTTTTGGAATTGCGATCCTCCTCCCCTTTCACCCGGGCCGTCTCCTGAGCGTTCTTAGCGTCAATCTGCATATTCTCTCGCTGCAGTTGTGTCTGACGCTCCTTGTTTTTCTGACTGCGATAATTCAGGAAGTACTCCGCATATTTCAGGTTGCCATCTTCAAGCAGTCTCTCGATCATCAGGAAATCCTGTATTTCGATGCCGACATATCCCTCCCGGTCGGGCTGCATGGCCTGCATCGCTGCCTGTAATATGACCTCCTTGCGTTTCTCGGTAGGTCTGGCGATGATTTTGATGTGATAGTCTGCGTCTATGTTCTCTGCGTCAAACTCCAATAGCTTAACTCCGGCTGCGCCAACCACCGGGAGATAGACATCGTAAGCCTTCGGATCGTTCCTGACAAGGTTCTGTATCCTGATGGCGCAACTCCGGGCCACAAGCTCTTTGAGCCTGACATATCCGGAGTATATCGGTTTGAGGGCCTTGGTTGTCTGAGCGATTGCAAGTTCGCTGCCGCCAACGCTCTGATTGGGATCCGGGTTGGATGCGTCTGCAATCTGATTGATGCCGGTCAGGTCCCTGATGAAGTTCATGTTCAGGTCAAAGATCCTGATCAGTTCTTCAAGCTGCCGGCCGATCCCTCCTTCAAGCTCCTGTATAGGCCTGAACCCTCCCGGGACATTCATTCGTCCGGTGTGGGTTGTCAGTTTATAAAAGAGATCCCCCGTGTCCCTGCGTAGCGACAGGATGTCCAGGGGATCCATTTTCTCACCACCAAGTTTCATGTTCTGCAGAGAGGTGTATTCAACTGCAATACCTGAATTGGAACTCATGGCAAGTGCGTTCTGTAACTTCAACCATGCAAGTTGCATCTGATCCAGGTTTGGCACAGCAACGCTAACGATGGACCGGCCGGGAAGTTTATAGAATTTGAAGGACAGTTCGACCTCTTTTTTGCCGGGCCTCGGGATGTCATATTGAATACCAAAATCGTACACAAAGTCGGTTCCGATGATCCATTTGCAGCGATAAACGGTCTTGTATGTGCTGATTTCGGTCTTGCGGTT